CCATCGGCATCAATATATACACCGTCAGGTACAACACGAGATATCACCTGCTGTAGTTTTAGGTGTGTCATCTGAATTAAATCAGCGAAAGGAATCATTCGTCTTACTAATGACTCAATGTTTCCTTTATACATTCTTGGTGCTACAGCAACATAGTTTGGTAGTGCGTGCTGACTTGCTGACTTTGGTCGTACCATGTTTCTTGCAAGCTCCCACTTAAGCATAATGTTTGTTCCCATAACCATTACACCATCATACCATACATCAATAGTCTTCTCTATCTTCTCGAATCTTCCTTCCTCCATCATCTCTTGTGGTGGATTGAATGAATCATCCTTCTCTATAACTCTAGCTCCTCCACCCTCAAGAATCTTTTTCTTATATACAATCTTCTTTGTGGTCTTGTAGTTGAAGTACATCAAGGTACAGGTGTCTCTATAGAAGATATCGTTGTCATAATACTGAGCAACATTATAGTAGTCATACCAACTCTGCCCGTACTTACTAATTTTCTCTAGGTCTTCTTTAGTTAATGTAGGGTCTATCTTCAGTAGCTCCGTTAATGGCAAGGTCTTTATTTCTCCCCAATAGAAGCAGTCTTTGAAGTGTGGGTCCTCGGTATAGCTATACACCACATTTGCAGGGTCTACATACGACACCTTTACCCCTGAGCCCGGAAGGAACTCATTCTTAGCTACACTAATACCTAGTACAGTAAGGTCATAGTCTAGTCTCTTTCTAATATCCTGATAATGATTCTCTGAGAATATAGTATCAATAGCCTCCTCCTCTGCTATCTCTATAGCAGGCTTGTAGTTTAGATTCATATATAAGGCTAGCTCCTCATCGTTCTCAGGAAGCTCGGCAGGATTCATAGCGAATGGGTCTACACCCGACTTCTCTTGTATAGTAAGAAGAACCTCCTTAGCTGCCATCTGTCCCTCAATTATATCTTGATACTTGCTACGCTTTGCCTGTGACAATGCATCCTCAGAGTAAGCCTTTACTCTAAACAGCCTGTCTGACATCCCGTTAACAACTATGTCTACGAACTTAGGTAATATAGGAACAGGTGTCCAATCTAAATTTAGATATGATAAGTCACCGTCTACGGCTAGCTCTGTTTTATATTTTGCAATAGATTGTTCCCCTCTTGCATATAGTCTCAGTCTATGAAAATCTCTCATCTGACTGTAATACCTACAAGAACTCCCATCTCTTTTGAACCATTCATATTGAATGGCTTGACCTACCTGTAATCCAAATTCTTCCGTTGCTTTCTCAGCGTCAGATACAAATTGACTAGGGAATCCTGCAGATGAAATGTTTACCTTTACGTCTTTCATCTTTTAATTAATTCACTTATTGTTCCTTTATTACTATACCTTGCAAAGTTAATACTTATTTTCGACTCTTTTTTCTCAGGCAGGTACGCATTCTTTTGGTTAGCCATAATCGCCAACCCTGAGCTAATAGTGGCATCGTATTTTGTTCTGTTACTAATATCAAATTTTGCCCAATCCTCAAGCGTTCTAGTGAACATCATTGAGCCCATGTCATCCATATCTCTGTATGTTCCACTTAAATCTATGCCTACATACTTCTCTATATAGGACTCAATAGCTGAGGCGTGAGACTGCTTAACGTCCTCACTTGAGTTAGGTATACCTCCAAGCTCTCTCTCTGTGCGAGACAGCTTGTTATAGTGCTTGTCGGGTCTGTTTATACTAAAACCTCTATACCCCCTATTCTTAAAATGATATAGCAGCCTAGGCTTATTGTTCTCTACAAGTATGGGCATACCATAGAACACACACGCCATCAGTACCTCCTCAAAGAATATCTCTGCTGTCTGTGGTCTTGCTACATACTCCAAGAAAAATTCATTAGAGGGGGCATCATCCATGTTGAATTTAGTCAATCCATGCAAAGCTCCGTTAGACCCACCCCCTCCAACTGTTCCTGAAATATCATATGAGTCACAACCAAAGGCTCCGATATGCTCGTTGCCCGGATACTTAATACCTCTCTTCTCAATAACCGAGTTCTGTAGCCCCTTGCTTGGTGTCCAACTTACAAGGAACCTTCCCCTCTTGTCGGGGCTCCATATTACCTTGCTGTCTTTTATTCCATCCTTCCAATGAAAGCTACCACGAGTGAGGTGGTGCTCCTTGATTAGTGAATCATTATAATCAATCTGCTGATATATCTTTGTTAAGTTAAACAGAGACTGCTTGCTTTCATCTCTGAATGCATGAGACTCTGTCCTTGGAAACTGACGATAGAACTCGTTGAGAGCATCGGGGTCGTTCTTCAGCGACTCAACCTCAGCCTCCCAATAGTCAATAGCTCCATTGTCAATCATCTCACCATCCACTCCAAGTATAGGGGTGCTAGGTTTTCTAAGCACAGGCATCCCGTACCTATCAATAAACCCCTCCATGTTCCACTCCATAGGAATAAATAGGTTATATAGCCCACTCTTAGTCTGACCGTTAGCATTTCTTTTTGTAGGGTCAGAGTCATTGTAAAGCTTCTTAAATTCCTCACCCCCTTTGTTTAGTGCGTTTGATGTTGAGCCCATCATACACTTACCTATAATCTTACTACCTAATCTAAGACAGGTCTTTGTAACACGCCAATTGTTTAGTATGTTATTAGGCTTTAGCCACTTACCACTCTCATCATGTACAAGCAAAAGTAGCTTCTCACCATCGTAGCTGTTGTCATCGGTGTTCTTCCAATCTATTGTGGTATCAAGTCCCTCCATCTCTGTATCATTAATGGTAGACATATTCTTCTTTGTAATCTTTGATGCAGGAATCCTAAACGCTAGCTCAGTCTTTGGTTTATCCATACCATCCTGAATAGGTTTAAAAAAGAATGGTAGCCTCTGTGATATTGGAACAACCTTATCTGTAAACATCTTCTTGGCATCGCTACCTGTCTTTGATAGTATACCCACCCTAGAGTCTTTTGCTAGCGTACCTGTGTTGACACACTCCGATGATGACATAAATGAAAATCCTGAACGTCTAATCTTTAGGTAGTCTAGCCCGAAGCATCTCTTGTCTGCCTTACAGGCTTCCCAATAGATATATAGTATTCTGTTAGCCTCCCTGAAGTCAGGGTATCCCACATCAATACTTGTCCACTGAAGGTACATATAGTGGGCTCCTGTGATATATGTCTTGATACCGTTGTTCATAAACCAATACCCATCCTCTCGTCTATCAAACTCCTCCTCGATATAGTCTACCCATCTGTTCTTAAACTCTGAAGGCATCTCATTCCATTGGAATATCGACTGTATCCTGTCAAGCTCCCTTGGAATATCTTTACGTTCCCAATAATCTTTTTCTTTTGATAACTTCTCAGGAGCCGGAGGTAAGGCAATACGCAAACCGTTGATAGTTACAACATCTCCTATCTGTCCTGACTTGGATATTACTATGACATCATACTTGTCATTATATCCATATGTCCAACTTTTTACCCTGTTCTTATTCTTTACCACCTTTGATGGTATATAATCCTTTAGAACACTGTATAAGTTATTTTGACCTTCTTTCTGCAAATCCTTGTTTTGTATCTATCTTTGTTGCCCCACGCTCTGAGACCTCTATGTTTTGTTTCTCTCCCTCTATCTTTGAGAGTATCTCGAATGCATCAAATATAGCTAACTTTTTTGTAGCAGCAGCATTCTTTAGTCTATCTGCCGCTAGCTCATCATCAGGGTCGGGCTTTATAATATCCTCCTTAGCTACCTTTATAAGCTGCTCTACAGCCTTCATACCTGCCTCTATTATCCTTAATTTAATTTCTTTTGTTTTCATAGCTTTACTGTTATTTGGTGGTCATACATCCTGTATAACTTCTCTCCCTCTACATTAAACTCATACTCACTCTCAGGCTTGAAGCATACCCTGTCTCCTGAGCTTATACCTTTAGACTTCAGGTAATCATTAGGGTACACCATCTCTCCCATAAGTGGCTCTTCTGAGAAAGGCTTGAACATATATGAATCCTCTGCAGGTATAGGTCTAACAAAGCAGTACCTATCGTATGAGTGCCACTCGCCATTGTGCTTATACATAAAGAACTGCTCCTCATCTATAAAGAACATATCTTCTTTAAAGAAGCTCTTACCACTCTGCCTCCTTCCTTTTATATCATTATAGAACTTAAATACATTGTGATGAACTAGCAGGGTGTCTCCAATCTGTATTGGTCCTGTGTATCCTATTGGTGTCTCTATGACTGTGGCATAGCGAGTAGAGAACTTATGGTCCTCTTCGGAGGTGCTTGTTATGAAATCAATCCCTCCTATCTTCTTTGTGTTATTATATCGCTTGCCGTTTTTTGATTTTGCTATAAAGTAAAACGGTGACTTCATTTAAAAATTTATATTGTATTCAATTGAAATTGGCATTGTTCGGGTGAACTCTTTCCATAGCATTATCTCATCTCCCTGCTGAATCCATATCTTTATAGACTCACTATCAGGATAAAACTTTATAAGATGTATAGTATACTTAGAGCCCAACACTTCCTGACCTACAATGTAGTGCATTGCACCACCCTTATAGTCAGCTCCTATTGATATCTTTCTAATGTCCATTACTCGTGAATAGAGAACTGCATATCCGTTACTAGGATATCGTGTGTTCCTGTTATGTTCTCAACCCACAACTCAAGAGTCGTACCATTAGTAAATTGTGTAATAAAATTAAGAGTTACTTCTGTAATGTTATTGGCTGAATGGTCAACAATTCCACTTGATGTAAGTATTGTCGCTCCTTTTTTAATTAAAAATCTAAAGTCATCATTTCCTGTAGGAGAGTAGTGAGATATAGAAACACTAATCTTTCCTTTAAAGGTTTGTGATTGATTACAAGTTATTAATCCACCTGTAGATACAGAGAATCTTTCAGACTCCACTGCTGTAGCTAAACCACCAAGGTCTACCCGAACAGGCGTGTTGATGGTTGTTATAGTTGTAGTATTAGTATTCCTTGCAACTGATGCTAAAATATATGCAGATGAATCTTCTATACCTCTGTTTCCTGATATGTTATATCCAACCATAGAAGCGTCAGAATAATCATTAGGGAATAAATCTGATAAAGTTCCAAGACCTGCATTTGCCCAAACATTATTAGATATAACTCCATAAAGTGTGGTACTTGAAGTGCTTATCTCCATTCCTTTTTGTACATCTTGTGGGTGGATGTAACATCCATCAACAATAACAGATAGAAAAGAAGAGATATTATTTGCTTCAAGCTCTATCATAGGAACGGTAGCGTAACCTGTTCCCGGAGACGAATCGTTGAACCAATCAAAGAATTGTGAGTTCTGAATAGACAATTGGTCTACATCTTGAAATCTTAATCCAAAGTTTGTAGCTCTTACATATCTAAACACGCAGTTGTCTATGTCTATAAGCTTAAAACCATTTAAGTCCATAACTCCTGCAAGTCCTCGGACATCACAATCGTTAATAGATATAATCTTATCTCTTCCGTCATTATATTCTAAAGCATCTAAGTTTGTTCCCGTTAATATAGAAGCCCCTAACTCAGATGAAGTAAAACCTAAAGACCTTAATGTAAAATCAGTTTCCGTAACAGTAAACAAGGCTCCTGCTCCCGTCCAATTTATGAGGTCAGTATCTCTATCGAGACCTATGACAGCACAGTTGGCATTCGATACAGTTCTCGAAGAGGTAAAAGTAACTCTTCCTCTTATAACATAAACTGTACTTGCGACTAATGTTGCAGGCATATCTGATTCCTGAGTAACCTCAACAATGTTTCTTGCCCCAACAACTCTTTTCATAGCTCCATCTAACCAAGTAAGCGAACCTGCAAGAGTAGCAACTGTTGCATCAGGAACTGTACCGCTTCCTGTGTATATACTACTTTCAGCTACATCTCCCCAATACACAGTGCTTCCGTTTGATAGAAGAGCTTGACCTGAAGTACCTAAAGATGATGTGCCATCAACAAGACCTCCGCCTATAGTTACGTTGCCTCCTGTAACGGTAATGTTTCCTGTAAGTATTATATCTTGAGTAGCTGTGTTGCCTGCATTAAGTACATCCTGTAAATTAATCTGACCCTCAAATAATGCAAGGATATCACTAACCAAAAAGTTTTTTGTTGCATTAGCGGGTGTTGCACCTACCGATGTCCCTATTACCTTGTCCGATAATGTTACAGGACTTGCGTTATCGTATGTACTTATTCTTGCCATCTTAGTCTTTCTTTTCTGTCACCTCTCCTGTCTGAATATTAATTACAGAATCAGCTCCGTATTTTTCTATTAGTTCTTTTTCGTGTTTGGCAAAGTGCTCCTTTAATCTTTCTATACCTTTAAGTATTGAATGCTTCTGTAGCTCTACATCAGCTAAAGACATCTTTGCTTTGTTAAAGTCTTCGTGCAATCCCTGCAAGAGACTTAGTTCGTTTTCATTTAATTTCATTTTATTATATTTTATACAAAGATAGAAATTATTTCTTTCTTGTTTTCTCCCACGTTCTTCCTCCAAAGTATGCAGCGATAACCGTAAGAAGTAGGACCTCTAACAGGCTTACCCAATTATCTTCGACCTTGAAGTTTATAAATCCTGCGTCAATAAATATCAACAGCATTGTGTTGAAAATTAAAAATATCAACACGAGAGGTCTTACGTTCTTAGATAGCCAAGAGTCTGAAGCCATATCTGACTTCCATCTCTCGGTAACATTCTTCTGCATATCAGCTTCAGCCTTTATTAAAATCTCTGCCATCTCTTTTTCAAACTGAGCCTTCTCGTCTTTGGTTCTTACGAACTTGTCTACAACGCCACCTATCTGCTCTACAACTCCTGAACCTTTTCCAAATAATCTTCCTAATATTTCTTTCATTCGTTCTCGATTTTATTTATCATTTCAATATGTATCTTAGCAATCCTATCTCTACCACTCTCTGTCATTAAGAGATTCTTACACTCCTTCTCATTTGTCATAAAGAAGTTCTCAGAGAGTATCGCAGGCATAGCTGTGTTTACCAACACGTAGAAGTTAGACTCCTTGTCAGGGTCTCCATCACTTGTATCCTTACGCATACTGTAGTTAGGAAACTCCTTCTCTGCTTCATTAAACAATACCTCAGCGATGTGGTCGGACCTTGTCTCTCCCGGAGAGGTATATACCTCCCATCCGTTTGCTGACTCACTTGAGAATCCATTGGCGTGAATGCTCACATATATGCAGGGCTTCTCTGAGTTTCTATATATATCGTTTGCTCTCTTTGTTCTATCCGATAGAGGCACATCCTCCTCGGTGTCTACAAGATTAACATAGTCAATATTCTCAGACTTGCAGTATCTTACGAGTCTATCTACAATAGCCCTATTGAACTCGCCCTCAAATAGCTGAGTGCCATCTGACCATATAGGACTACGCTTTCCTGCTGTCTGATATACGCCATCTATTATCCCACCATGCCCATTGTCAAATATCCATAGGTACTTTGACTTAGATGGTATCGGCTGTCTACAGCATTTACAAATCATAATTATTGTTGAAGTTCATAAAGACGCTCCTCCATTGTATTGAGCTTAGTCTTTATGTATTTGATTTCATCCTTGATGTGCTCAATCTCATTTGAGGTCTTGATGATTGCTGCATCCACCTGAGTATCTCTTGGCGGTAGTAGCTTGGCATCCTCCACCTCTGCGTGAAGCTTGAAGTACATACTAACAAATGTAGCTACGAGTCCTATAATGAAAAGTAAGTTCTTTGGTGATAGGTTTATCTTTGTGTCCTCGCTGAGTCCCATTTGTTATTTTATATTTTACATTTATATTGTGAGATGACGTACTGTAAAATCTTACCAAAGTGCAATGATTCCTGTCGCTGTTGTTGATGTAGCCTTTACTCTTTTTACTTGAACAGGCATAAAAGAGCCTGCCGGTACTCCTGTAAATATAAGGTCGTCACCACCTGCAGTAATAAGCTCAACATCTCCTGCACCTCCTACATATAAAACGCATCCGTTGTTTGGTAGGTCTACTGAAGAGTATAAGGTGTATGCTCTTCCCGGACCAACAGCAGTTGTAACACTAAGCTGAGTAGCACTATCTACTGCTGTAACAGTTGCAACTGTAGGTCCACCTGAGTATATAATGTCTCCTATCTTTACACCTGCTTCAATAAAGTCTTGAGTAGTATCAATAAGTTTTCCCGCTGCCGAACCTGTTGTTGTGCTAACGATTCCTCCTGCTCCGGGATTTGGGACATCTATAGTATCACTTGTGTGTACTACTAATGCTCTGCTTGCTTGTAATTTTTGGTAAGCCATCTCTATCTTTTATTATATCTACAAAGATAGTATTATTTTTTTATATGTATAAATACTTAACCGAACTGCTCGATGAGCATATATGAGATGTATAAGAGTATCATAGCACCTACAGCCTTGACCCACAGCTCAGGGGCGTACAGCATTGTACACGCTGCGAAGTAGCCTGATGCGTAGTATAGCACAGCTAATACATTCTGATGGAAGTTGTTATCACGTTGTGACATATTTTTTTATTCAGTAGGTAATTCATTAACTTCAAATTCATAAGGCTCACCTAATATTGGCTCAGTTCCTTGATAATATTCTATATACCAAAACACAGGACTATTTAAACTTGCTTCGTTGTAGTCTACGTAGTACTTTGTTACATCATCAGGTTTAACAGGTAGTCCGTAGTAATCTGCACAAGCTTTTCTTGCATCAATAGCATCTTGTTCATTCGTGTATTTGTATCCGTTAATAAACATTCCAATAAGTATTTACATTTGTTTCTATTCCTGTTCTATTTGCGCTTTGTTCTGAATTCCAATAAATATATTCAGCATATCTGCCACTCATAAATAAAGTAGGACCTGATTGTCCGAATCTATCCATATTTACACCTGCTTGTGCTGCTTGTGTTCCTGTTGTCGCTAATTGAGAACCATTTAAATATACACGCTTGACATTTGAATCGTCTTTTAAACTTGTTGCTACAAAAGCACCTGTTCTTGAATCAGTAGCGTGAATAACAGCTGTTGACATATCACTTCTAACGGAATTTCCTGACGCGGGAAACCAAACAAAGGGTTGCTGTCCATTAACACCTGCAAATGTAGCGGCTACACCAATTGATGTTATAATATTTCCTGAACTTGTCCTATTCAAAACACCCATTGACAAATACTTTGTGTTAGGATTTATTCCACTTGTTAACGAATATCTATCATTTGTCCAAGTTGTAGATATTTTACTTGTATTGGGGTCAAGGATTAAACTACCACTTGAAACAATTTGACATTGATTTGCTAAAGTTGCTTGATTAGCATTATTTGTATTCCCACTTTGGTCGTACCAAGTTGTGATATATCCACTACCAACACCTACAAATGAAAGCAATGAAGCTGTATCTAAATCACCACCTACAAAGTTAATATCTTGCTCCGAGTTATCACTTGAACGTCTTACTCTAATAGCCGAACCGCTATAAGAAGACGAAAGCTTACGTAACGAATATGCTACAGAAGCACCGCTATAGGTATCTAAGAGTAAGGACTCTGAACCTTGTACATTTAGTATGGAGCGATATAGGCTTGACATTACGCAGGCTGTACAATCCAATACTCAACTCTCGTACCACCACACCACTCAGCGTAGATGACATTCAAAGCTGTTGTACTGTATGTACCTGAGCCCAATAGAACCCATCCCGCAGGGAATGAAGGTGCTGAACCTTCTTCGTGATATATCTTCTGTACGATTCCTAACTGAGCACCTGTCAGGTCATTGGTGATGTTCCCTGTTCCTGCTGATGCTGAGGTGTTGTAAATCTCTTTCTCTGTGAATGAAACCTCTCCTCCTGTAGTAGCTGTAGCAATCTGTGCTCCTGACTTGAAGTCAGCGTATGTGTATACTGCACTGCCACTGTTTACTAAGGCTGAGCGTTTCTCTTTTAGAACTCTGAATCCTGATGTTCCTATAAACTGTTCGTTATTTGGTATTGTTGGCATTGTCTTTTATTTTATACAAAGATAATAAAATTATGTTGGCACATCAGTTGTCCTCGCAGCAAAAGGTAGAGTGCCACTAATTGCATCATTGTTTCCTTGTACGTCAGGGATAGGATTCCATTCTCTTCCTGTCCAAGTAGCGTCTTCACCCATCCTGTACCACGTTGTAGGCTCTCTTGTTAATCCTATATTGTTGAGGTCATTAGGTACTCCGTTATTATAAATTTTTGCTACATCATTTCTTAAATCAACACCACTCCATATTGCAACCTCGTCTAAAAGTCCTTTATATGGATGGTTAGCACCTTGTGGTTCTTCACCTATCATTAAACCTCCACTTGCATTTTGTAAAGCAGTAAAAGTACCAATGTTAGTTTGGTAAGATTCATCTACTCCGTTGATATAAATTCTCATTCTATCAGAGCCACTTAAAGTACCATCTAAAACGCACATTATATGATTCCAAGCTCCATATGTTATTGCGTTAATATTAGCTTGAACAGATTTTGTTAATCTGCCGTCAATACTAAAACTTAAATAATTATTTTCAAAATGTTGAAAAGAAAAAACATGTTCGTCTGCAGTTGAATTTCTTGGTACTGTTACTACGTATTCATACAATGGTGCACCGCTTATTGGTTTCATCCATAAACTTAAAGTCATTTTATTTTGACCATCTAATTCTGAATAAGGTGAAGCAACACTCTCAATATAATCAGTGATTCCATCAAAGGTAAATGAATTAGTTGAGGCGAAGGATGAACCTCCTGATGAAGCTTGACCCTTTATAGCGTTTGATATGGAGATTTGCATTGACATACTACTCTTCTACAGGTTCAGGTTCACTCCACGCAGGAGTCTGCATAAGTGTTAAGCAGTCAGCCCAACTTAATATTGATGCCGGAACAACAGTGCCATCCTCAATAAAGTGTGGTGTGTGGTCTTCTTCCCACTTGATAACAAACTGTGAGCTGTCGAGTGAGTATCTCAATGAGTTAGCATTCTTTGGATAGATGTCCTCGTTGAAGTCAACATTCGGTAAGTCTACCGAGTCGATGATTCCATACTTCCAATCTTGTGGGTATATGTGCGACATTGTGTTTTGTTTCTACAAAGATAATAAAATTATGTTGGTACGTCAGTAGAAGGCTGAGCGGGAGGTGTTGGTATTGGCTCATACGGAATTAAAGGCAATTGTTTAACCCAATCAAAAGACGGATTAACACATTGCTCCATTTCTTCTTGGCTTATCACCCAATTATTATTTATATCCTGTATTGGATTAAAATAAGAATCAGGTGCATACCATTGACCTACTAATTCGTCTTTTTGTACTTCTGTTAATAGTCCTACTTGTATCATATTTGTCTACTTAATGTTGTTTGAAATCCTTGTACTGCCGTGTAAAAGTTAGCTGCTTCAGTATCTGTTAAGCCGTCTCCTATTGAAGAAAATGCCAATTCTTTATCATCGTAATATGCTCTTATTCCACTACCATTGGATTGTAAAGCAGATGATATATTTATTGTGAAACTATTTGTTGTTGCAATTGAATTGACATTAAAAGTATTAATAGTAGTATTTTTTATTATTTTCTGCTGTGTTGATGAATTTCTATTACCTATATAAAAACCTCTTGAATCTAAATTACTGACTTGAGAAAATGAACTCGTGTTATTTCTATGAGTTGTATTGCTTGAAGAATTTTTGAGTCCCATTGATAATTCAAAACTTGCAGCACCATAAGAATTGCCAATAGCTATTCTACTCGCAGCTATAGCATCAGTTCTTGAATATACTGAAACGTGTGTACTATTTAAAGCTAAATCAGTTCCTGTTTTTACAAATGT